GGCCTTGGTCATCTCATGCAGGATGTCAAAACGCTCACGGATACGGTCCATGGCTTGTTCATCTGTTTCTGCGGGTTTCTCAAACTTCACGATGTTTTCTTTCACAGGGTCTACTCCATTGACATATTCAAGATCACGTATACCGTCAACACGGATACGCACGACATCAAACTCTGGGCCAAAATAGCCATCTGATTTTACAGTAACAAAGCCGCCTTTGCTACCAGTTTGGAAACCCTTGACAAGGTTAAAGGTAACATTGTTTACGGGCTTGTTGCGATAAACACCGTTAATAACTCGAATTGCACTCATAGTTGGCTCCTTTTTGTGCGTTAAAATTGTATTATAGCTGAAGTTGATTTATTGGTCAACTGGGGCAAACATCTTTGCACCTTGTGCCGTAAAAGCCCGGTATGCTTCCATGGTTCTTTGGGGTTGAGCAAGGGGGTTTTTTTGGATAAATTGCAGGGTCTCTAACAAGGGCATACCCAAGAATTCTGCTTCTTTTTGTAGGTGTTTGATTGCTGTAGCTATTTGCATTTTGGCTCCTGTTTGCTGTTTATGTGTATATTATAACAAATTACGGTTTATTGGTCAACCAAAAAGTAGTACTAAAAAGTATTACTTTTTAAGAATTTCGTAAAATTGTTGGTTCAGCTCATCCATTTCTGCCTGGCTTACATAGAAGTCAGTGCGGGGATCATAGTAGGCACCCTCTTTGTTGCAATAATACAACACTCGGCCAGAGAAGTTAAACGGGCCTTCTAGTCCAGCACGAGCACTGTATTTGTCGCGCATGTTGTCGACTTCAATAACCTTGTAACCCATACCAGACTCCTGTTTGCTGTTTAAGTGTTAATTATAGCAGAATGGGAATTATTGGTCAACTAGAAAGACCCTACAGTTTAGTAGGGATTTACGGTAGTACTATAGTATACAGAATTATAAAGCTGTTCTGTGGGCACACCATGCTCTTTGTAGCCCTCTAGCACCATGTTAAAATACCCATCGCCAGGTTCAGCGTCTAAGTTCCCTGGTTGCATAAAGTAAGTCATTGCGTCAAACGCACGACCTTGATGCACTACTTTTTTAGTGCGTCGGTTGTAGTAGTACGGGAAACCTTCTAGCAGGTCTAGTGCTTCAAGGCACTTGGGCGTAATGGTCCATAGCACACCATCAACATAACTGTCCGGGCACTTTACAACATCAGCAGGGCCAGCAAAGCGAAACACATGGTCTAGTAAAACTGCACGACCATGACTTACTGCGGCAGGGCAACGTTGGGCCATGCCTTGTGTGTTGGTATTCATTCCATAAGCAAAATATAACATGTCACAATTATAGCAAATTTGTCAATAATGGTCAAGTACTACTAAAGTGTTATTTCCAGAGATTTCGTATTTCTGGGTCTTGCACTTCATGCGGTTTTGGTTTGCCATGAAATACCACTACTGCGGTTTCGTCACCTATTCTTGCACCATGGCCAGGTGCGTTGTGTTTACGTGTCTGAAAGTTATATCCGCCGTCCATGACTTGCCAACGATAACTTTGGAAATACCTATTATCAAAGAAGCGACACTTGTTGTGATTAATCACATGTGAAATGTAATCTTGGTCTCCGGGAAATTGTTTGGTTATTTTGTTAATATCTTGCTTGGCAAAGTCATCCCAAACCCAGGCAAAATCCCCAACGTTGAACCACATCACACTGGAATTTATTGTATTAACTAACGACCGTTGCAGATACCTAAAATCACGGATAGACCAAAAATAGTCAGTTGGTAAATCACGTACCCAATCCATTTCACGCACTAGTACCACGTCCAAATCAAAATACAACATGTCACCGTTATATAAATGTGAGTTAAACAACTGCATTTTGTACCACCAAGATTTTTTTGGTCCACTTATTCCAGGCCATTCTTCAAGAATGTGCTTAATCATGTGTGGTGGCACCGATCTATCATGCTCAGTATACACATGGAATCTTATGCCGCTGGGAATTAGCCGTGTGAGCATGCTGTAAAGTTTTTCAACATACTCCCAGCTATATCCAGTTCCATGTATAACACATGCACAGTCAATTATGTTGTCAGTGCGGGCTCTATTCTTTTTAGCCATAATCCTCTTCCTAATTCTTCCACGGTGTATTCTGTATGACAAACTTGTGTTAGCCACAAGCTTCTATCCGTAGTATAAGGTTGTTCAATGTCAGCAAATCCAACACTCACTGGATATGCCAAGCTAGTATTATCAACAACTGGTCGGACACCAGCAATAGCTGCCTGAATTCCTGGTCCTGAATTATAATTAATCACAGCATGACAATCAAAATGCATATCAAAACTGTCATACGTGTTTGCAACCGGGCGCGGTTGTTCTACTGTAACACCAGCTGGTAGATATGGCATTGGAATTTGACATCTTGGATGCGGACGGATAGTAATAGGACGGCTTGTGTTGTTTTGTACAATCTTAATTGTGTCAGTTAACCATGCAGTCATATCAGGTATGTTAGCCACTTGCAAACTCTTGGTGTGCTGTAATGCAATAACAATATTTGGTTTTGTTATTAGTTGTGTTGCTAGGCTTATGCCCAGTTTTCTAGGGCGATCAAAATCTAAATTATCAAGATGGCCGTAGTAGCCTTGCGCTGTTACATTGTTTACTGATATCTTCCAAGTGTTACCACGATACAATGCACCAATTTCAATAATAATCACTGGTTTACCTTGACTACGATAGTGCTTGTATACTTGTTGGTTGGCTTTCATGCGTCCGTTCCAAAGTACACTCCAAATTACAACTGCATCACTGGTCATGGAATTTTCTTGCGTTTGTATCCCGGATGCTTGTAGGCAATCCAGCACTGCGCTCATGGCGGGCTTGGAGTTTAACGCACACTGCAAAGGAAAATAGGCTATGTTTTTGATCACTAAATATCTCACATGAAATACACTGTATGTACCACTTTTAATGCCGACGGCTACGCAAAATACGGAAGACGAATGATCCAAACTTTTCTGCAAAACTGGCCAATTGAGGTTCAGTTAGTAGTCTACGCTGAGGGGTGTACTGTTACAGAATCAGCAAGTAATTTAATTGTACACGACTTAGAAAAAGTTAGTGCAGAACTGGTAGCATTTAAAACTCGCTGGAGTGGTGTACCCAAAGCCAATGGTGATGTGAGTGCCGATCCTGTTAGATCAAAACGCAAGGATTCAGGAAAAGGATTCAAATGGAACGCTGTGAGATTTGCTCACAAGGTGTACAGCATTTTTCATTGCGCCAACCATACTAATACTGATTGGCTGATTTGGATGGATGCAGATACTGTGTGCCATAGCGCCATTACAGTAAATGACTTAGGTAGGCTGTGCCCAGACAACAAGGATCTTTGTTTCTTGGGGCGGCGTGGCAAATACACTGAATGCGGATTGTACGCTATGAATCTCCGCAGGCCTTGTATAAGAGATTTTTTAACTACATTTCAAAAGTATTACGATCAAGCTGAACAAGGAATTTTTGCTCTAGACGAATGGCATGATAGTTTTGTTTTTGATGCTGTTCGTCGGCAGACTAGTTTATACGAGTTAGACTGGTCAAGTCATTTGATTACAGGCGAAGGCCATCCCCTAATCAATTCAGAATGGGGCGCATACTTGGATCATCTCAAAGGATCTCGCAAAGATCAAGGTCGTAGCAAGTTAAGCGATTTAAAAATACACCGCACAGAAGCGTACTGGCAATGAACTGGATATTCTTAAGCAAAAACAACTCTGACGAGTACATTGATATGTTTGCTCAAGGGTCTGGCGCAACTCCAACTTGTTTAGAAACATGGCAATACCAAGATAGCACAGCACCATTAGTCATACGTGGCATTATGAAACACAAAATCATCAAACGCTGTTGGGACAACAATAGAGATTTTTACTATATGGATTCTGGATATGTAGGTAATCGCATCAGTGCTATTAATCCACACGGTTGGAAATTTTGGCATAGGATAGTGCTCAATAATTTACAGCACGGCTCGGTAATTTCTAGGCCAGCAGATCGTTGGCAAAAACTAGGGATAAAAATGCAGCCGCGCCGAACAGGCAGTAAAATACTAGTGGCTGCACCAGATGCTAAACCATGTACATTTTACAACATTGATTTAGATTCCTGGATTGACTCCACAATTGCCACTATAAAAATGCACACAGATAGGCCTATAGAAATTCGGCAGCGTAATCCCAATCGGCAAACACGAATTAACAACAGTCTAGAATCATCACTAGGCGATGTGCATGCTGTTGTAACTTACAACTCAATTGCAGCCACTGAAAGCGTATTGGCTGGGGTACCAGCGTTTGCACTTGCACCTTGTAACGCTGCAATTCCAGTATCAAACACAGACTTATCAAAAATTGATTCACCATGGTTTCCCACTGACGACGAACGACATGCATGGACATGTCACTTAGCGTATGGCCAATTTCACGTTAACGAATTAAGAGACGGCACAGCCGCAAGAATATTACAGGAGACACAAAATGTATGAAAGCCACGGGTGGTGGTTCCCGGATACCGAAGACCACTTTCCCAAAATGCTTGCCAAAAGCGTAAGCAAGGGCGGCCCAACTGAGTATCAGTATCAAGTTAGACGTCGAAGTTTTAATCACATAAAACAAAACAGGGTAGCACTGGATATTGGTGCCAATGTTGGGTTATGGAGTCGTGATTTAGTAAAACGATTTGATACTGTGATTGCATTTGAACCTGTTGCTATGTTTAGAGAATGTTTAGCAAGAAATGTGTTTGCTAAAAATTTGCAAGTTCAATCTATTGCCCTAGGCGATCACGAAGGCATGATCAACATGATCATCACTGAGGGCAACACTGGCCATACTCATGTTGATCCCAATAGTACTGCTGGTGATACAAATATCACACGTTTAGATAGTCTAGAATTACCCATAGTTGACTACATCAAAATTGATTGCGAAGGATTTGAGTATCGTGTGTTACAAGGGGCAGAACAAACAATTCGCCGCTGCCGGCCTGTTGTAGTAATTGAACAGAAACCACACGATGCCTACAGCAAAGATTACGGACAATTTGCCGCTGTTGGATTACTAGAATCCTGGGGTATGGTTAAACTAGATCAAGTCAAGGACGATTGGATCATGGGATGGCAGTAAGTTCTTATTATCAAGAGTCAGTTGAGTTAGGTGCTCAGTTTCAGCAACAAAATAAAAGTTGGGACGGCAAAGATACATTTTCATATCATAGACAAATAAGAGATGTAGCGCACTATTACAATTGCAACACTGTAATTGATTACGGATGCGGCAAAGGACACCAGTGGGCAGAACCTACAACATTTTGGCCCAACACTACATTAATGAAGTTTGTTGACTATCTTGATGTAAACAGCGTATTCCAGTACGATCCTTGTGTTGCAGAATTTGCCACTGAGCCACCCGATCAAAAATATGATCTAGTAATATGCAATCAAGTGTTGACCTACATCCCTGACGATGATTTAGTCTGGGTCAAACAACGGCTGATGAATTTAACTGGTGTTGCTTGTTTTATTGGAATGCACGTTAAATCGCCTAAGGCCAAAAAACAAATATACAACAAACAATACTTTTCTGCTGAACGCAGTCAAGACTGGTACAGAGAATTTTTCAGTGACTGGCAAGGTTCCCAGCTTCACTGGTGGTTTCGAGACAGACCTTATAACCCTGATTGGATGAACAATGACACTAATAGACGCTGACTATCAAAAACAACTGAACCGTATGCATGCCAAAGGCAAATTCAATAACGGTTACAAAGCCTACCGAATAGTAGATAAATTTTTCAAGGACTATCAACCAACTAGTGTACTGGATTTTGGTTGTGGCAAAGGTGCGCTAATTGCTAGTGTTAGGGAACTGAATCCAGGAATTGTGTCTGAGGGATATGACCCTGGTAACCCCGAATTTGCAAGATTACCTGACAGAACATTTGACGCTATTGTTAGCACTGATGCGTTGGAGCATATTGAGCCTGCTTACCTAGACGAGACCTTGCGCATGATTAGTAGTAAAATGGATCGCTGTGGCTTTTTTAGAATTGCTTGTTATCCAGCTAAGAAGAAATTGCCTGATGGACGTAATGCTCACTTGATTGTGGAACTACCTGAGTGGTGGCGAGCCAAAGTAGAGACAGTTATGGGAGTTAAGATTGTCTGGGAAGAAATCAGCGTGTTTGACAAAACTGATAAATGGAACTGGGTCAAAGGTCACAACTATGATATTGTTGTAGTTAAAAAAACAGCTTGAACTTTTGATAGATGCGGCCTGCTTGTGCATCTTGATCGCTCCAGTGTGCTGCCGCTAGATTGTTGATCCACTGATCTCTAGCAAACATCTGGGGCGATTCTATTTTTGTAATATCAGTATTGGCCACATCCCAACTCACGCAACTGCGATCATCAACAAATATTGGTATACCTTCACACACTGCTGCCACACTTGCCGAACTGTTAAAAAATACTGCGGCATAGGCTCCACGTAAGTTATCTACTAATCGTGTAGTGCTTGGGTCAATAATATGTACGTCAAGCCTATCGCGATAGTGTTTAGATCTAAATATGTCAAAATCTTTGGGATCGTACGCACCAGGATGCGGGCGTACCATAATTGGTTTGATACTGTTGGCACGGATTTGTACAATTTTTTCTTTTAACCAGGTGATAGGGTCAAGAGACTTCATAGAAAAGCCGCCGTCTCGTTGCATGCATATCAAGATATGACCACTAGCGTTGTGCTGTGGTGGAGCTAATTTGATTTTTAACGCATTACTAATTTCTAACCATTTAACGTCTGAGCTATTTTTATTAGCATATTCAGCTCGATCATAGAACGGACCACCAAGACTGTATCTTAAATATGTGCCGTGATTGTCAAGGTATTTAAAACAGCTTGCATCAATACACATGGTGTTGAACCCGTGTCGTTGTTGTTCGGCGATGATCTGTTTTCTTAATTGTATGTTTGGACCGCCTGTGTTCGTGGTTGCCCATCCCAAAATAACAGCTAACTTGCTAGGCTGATAACGGTTGGCCCATTCAACATGAACTGACGCACCGGCACGTTTTGCGCCTGCGGCAAAACTTTCTAAACATTCAATTTTTCTTGTATGTTTTTTGGGGTTAGCTACACTGCTAACATATACTATTACATCAGTGGTCATTGAGTATCCGCCAGGCGGTACCATCTTTCATTTCAGGTTCTGTAAATTGACAATATGCCAGGTGTCTTGCCCATCTCTCAACTTCATCAAGCGTTGGAATATGTGGGTCAACAATTGCGCTAATAGTCTGACTACAAAGTGGGGCAGCAGCATTAGGTCCTAGGGTAATAGCTGGTTTGCCATTGAGTAACGCTTCGCCAGCAGCAATGCTACTAAATGTTACCAAGCAATGAACATCTTGCTCCAATGCCATTTCCATAGTGTCTGTACTTTGACGAACACTGCGACTTTGTTTTTCTCGAACCACAATTGGACGATCAGTGTGCGATCGTATTTCTGCTTGAACTTTATCTATCCAATCTTCAAGATTGATATTGTATAAATTTAATAATTTTTGACTGGGCGGTGCCAATAAAATATTTGTGCCTGGTCGAAACTTTTTTAACCGTACACCGGTTGCTGCCCACCTGTCAGCAGGACGTTCAATAATAGGCCCAAAATTCTGTACATCGTTTCTAGTAACACGGTGATATGTTTTCTTTCGACCATTACCAAAATAACCTGTGTCAATGTAATAAAAATCCCTATTTTGATCGCGACATGCTTGCATTTCCTTACGTTTTGTTATGCCTCTTAACACAACCGGTGCAGTGCTAACACTATCACGCTTCCAAGTGCTAATCTGTCCACCAGCACCTAGTATAAAACTTTGTAAAAATGGATCGTACATGTGCCCTTTTTCCTTGTATTTTGTTTCTCCAGGTTCTATTGCCAACGCAATAACTGCATTTGTTCGCAACCCATGTAACTGTGTAACTAAATTTTCTAATGTTACTCCGTAGCACCAGGCTGCTGGATCTACCCGATATTTGAGTATGTCTTCAAACAATTTTTTGATATCTGGAGGTACCATATCAAACACATGCCTAGGAGGTAACGGCACTGACGCATCTTGATCTTCAATTTCTTCGCTCATATATCTCTTTGTTGACAGTATTCTGTTAGAATACGTTCTCTGTGCCAATCTTCACTCTGTGGTGTGTCAGCAAACTCATGAAAGCACGGAGTACCGAGGGTGTAATGCAACAATTTGGCATCTGGATTTGGCCCGTATTCATCAGGCAACCAGTTCCACTCTTTCGGTAACTCACCTATGCGCTCATCATCTAGCCAAGAAAAGCGGTGGAGCTCACTACCAGTGGATTTTTGTACAAACTCAGGTGTAAGTTTTCTGTTAGGGAAGCTATTACAATTCCACAAAATAACACTACTCCAATTTTTTCGAGGATAGTCTTCATTTTTTGCTCCTAGATACTTTACAGGCATCCGAGTTTTGTAGTCATGCTTGACCACTTGCACATCTAGTGCAGGGTTACGTAGATCCCAGAGCTCTGCAATGTCGGCGCAAACAATCATGTCCCCGTCAATAAAGATAGCGTGGCCTGTATACTCTTGCAGATGTGGTACAAGAAAGCGTGTGTAGATAAAGTGATTGCTGCCATCTGTGTGTGTTTCGCTGTAGTCTTTAAATAAGTTTAAGGCTACAGGAATAATAGCTACAGGTCTACTAGAGTTGCGAATGACAGAATTTGCACAGGTGTGGAACGCAATTGCTTCGCGCGGGTCGTAGCCAATGTATACAGGGATAGCTTTCATTTACGCTCAATGTCTTCTTCAACACAGTTTTCTCCGTACTGAATTTCAATTAGTTTTAACGGTTCATCAGTTTCATTACATAGCTGATGCCACTCGTTTAATTTAATCCAAGTTGATTGGTGCTTGGCAGGACTGGCCATTAGGTCACGATCTGTGCTGTGCGGATCTACTGTGTACACTGTGGCTTCTCCTTCGGCCACAAACCAAAATTCTGCACGTTTGTCATGACGTTGCATACTCAAACATGTTTTGGGATTAACAGTAAGTTCTTTTAGTTTGGTATTGGCACCAACTTCGTGTAACACACGATAGTATCCCCAAGCTCGGTGTGTCTTGGGCTTTTTCCAATCTTCAAGAATCCATGAACTAGAATTCTTTTTATCCTCGCCGCCCACGCCAAATGCAAATTCTAAATTGCTATCTACCACATCCATTTCAGGAATGTTTTTGTCAGTGCGATCACCACCATTGGCAAATACCAACGTTGCGTCAGGGTAGTGTGCTCGAACTTGTCGAATAAATTCTTTAGCCGAGCCATCTGCATCGTCAAATGTGTACACTTCGTCTACCATGGCAAGATTGTTTATCACACACAATCTTTCCGTCCAGGGCATGAATGGTCGACCTTTTTTACGAGTCAACCATTCATCTGAGTTAAGTCCCACAATCAGCATGTCGCCCAAGGTGCGGGCTGCTTTAAAATAAGCAATGTGTCCAGAGTGTAGCGGATCAAAGCCGCCGGTTACAAGTACGATTTTCATGCAGGTATTTACACCTGGATGTCTTCCATGCCAGCAGTTCTTAGGCGTACAATATGACCCATTTGCCATTGCTTGGAATCTAGTCCCTTAAGAATGCCCAACCAGCGATTACGCAAATATGCTACTTCGTTTATAATAGTTTCGTAGTCAATAACTTCATCTTCGCCGTCTACATATTTTTCAGCATCTCTGCTGGTCAATGCTCTAGCATATCCTTCCAGATACTTTTGAAAATGTTTCCTACGAATTTTTCGAAGTTGAATATTAAGATAGTTAAGCACCGCTTCAATCTCTTGTAGTTGGTTAAAGCGATGCTCAGTTATACCCGGGAGAGCACTGATGTTTTTTTCAACCAATCCACCAATTTTACAATCTTTCTTGGCTTCATTGAGTTCGTTTTCGTAGTGTGAAACAAAATCTGGAATCGCACCAAGGTCAGCAACTACTCTACTATACCACATGTTCTAATTCTTTCACTAACCAAGGGAATGTTATACGCCAGTTGAGATTTCTGCGACGATCAAGTTCATCAAGCACAACTCTAAGTTTAATCAACTGATCTTCTTGACGAGTATTTTGATTGCACTGCAACTGCAATGTCTTCATCATGTTGCGACTATTTTGGTGTTGCCATTCGTCATTGGGCATCACCTGTAGTATTTTTTCAAAATCTTCATCAAAAAATCCTGGACCAAATATGCTAGGATTAAAATATTGATTATCGACCACAGCCATATGATAATGTCCTATCTTTCGTGTAGCTCTGTGTTGATTAATGTATTCTAACAACGATTCCATGGACTTTATGCCCAGGCCTGTAATGGTCTGATTGATATTGAGTGTGATCCAATGCTGTTCTACTAGATATTCAAAGTTTTGTTTCCATTGCTCAAGATTAAATCCATAACGGATATATTCCTGTTCAGGCCCCCAACAGTCAATGCTGCAAGTTATATCAAGACGTTTAATCTTGCGTTGAATTAGTAATTTACGTACACGTTGCACAAACTCAGTTAGTTTTGTTTTAGATATTTTGAGATTGGTTACAATGTTAAATTCTAATTCAGGATTATTGTGAGATTCTAGAAATTCCAAGCAAGTTTCAAATTGTGATTGAAAAAATGGTTCTCCGCCAAGAATGTGCAATCTACGAAGATCTTGATAGTTAGATTCAAGCCAAGTCCAAAACTCTGTTTGTAATTTAGTATTTTGGGGGTGTTTTACTGCTGTGTTAACAATGGTTACACCATGCGATTCAAACTTACCAAATCTTTCGTTTTCATTTTGTATACGACTACTAAATCCGTCCCAACAGTAAATGCAGCTCATGTTGCATGTATTATCAAGATACACTTCAACAATTCTAGGAGTTACATGTGTTGCTGTTAGATCAGTGTCGAGTTCAGGAGGCGATAGGTCAGGTATTTGTAGATGAAACTGCCTGTCACTTTGTCCTCCCGAACTTTCCATATCCTTACAATATTCACAGCCTCCTGTGGGCCATTGCCCAGCTAACATTAGTTTGCGATCAGCAATCTTTTTAGGAGTATTATGAAAACTAGAAAAATTTTCTGAATCTATATCGCTACTATTAACTCTATGACAAGACTTTGTTTTACCCGTGTACAAATGAATGGTACTCCAAGTCCACTTTAGTTGACAAGCAGTATCTGTAGCAATAGGAAAAAACTTTTGGGACATTAATTTTCCCAGTCTTCGTCTTCGTCGTAGTCAGAATCTTCCTCTTCCTCTTCCTCTTCAACATAGTCTTTATCGTTGTCAAGATACGCAGTTAATGCTGTCTTGATGTCTCGATCGCCAGTAAAGGCTGCACGGATATCTTCTACGTCACTATCGTTATCCATTAAGATTTGTATTACTGTTTCAGCTGCCTCGGCGCGGTCAACTGTGTTAACGTAACGCTTGAGTTCGCCCCAAATTTCTGCTGCTATTGCTTCGCTCATTCCTCATCTCCTTCAACGCTACTTACCTCTGCTTTCTGATTTTTAAAATCTTCCATAACTTTGTCTAAGCAGGCGTCGTCGTTCTTTTCCCAAGCCTTGCGGAACTTCTTGATAATCTCGCCTTCGCTTGTGGTAAACACCAAGCTGTTGCCTTCACGTTTGAGCAGGCCTTTTTTCTCAATCAAGTCAACCAAGCCACTGTAAGGACTCATACCTGTTGTGTAAGGAATTTTAACTTGCACACCTTCAAATGGTTTGGCATAACGTGTTTTCATAACTTTACAGCCTGCACGAATACCATTTACTTCAGAAACTTTGTTACCATCTTCGTCCTCTTTGAGTTTCATCTTCTTCATGGCCACAACAATAGAGCTGGCGTAGATAAAGCCTTGGCCGCCTGAGATCTTGTCATCAGGATCAAACATGTCTTGACTTGCGTATGTATGATTTGTACAAACTAATCCGACACCGTATGCGCCAAACATGTTTACACAATTGCGCACAAGTGAAGTAAGAGCCTTGGGCTTGCGACCCATATCGCCTTTCATGTCGCCTGCATCAAACTGATTAACGTCTGTTGGTGTTAGCAACATGCCCAGACTATCAATAACAAACAACACCTTGGGGCGGTCGCCGTCTGGCAGTGCTTTGTAGTCGCTCATAAAAGTACTGATAGTTTTGGCAACATCATCAATCATGGCCATACTCAACTTGAGTAGCTTGCTATCGTTAGTGTCAACACCAAGTGCTTTGAGCCAATTCTCGTCAAGAGCGTTTTCACTGTCAATCAATACCACAAAGATACCTTGCTCTTGTGCATTCTTGATAATGTTGCCAGAACAAATGTACGATTTGCCTGCGCCAGAGTCTCCAGCAAATACTGTGACCTTGCCCAATGGGATACCACGATTCCAGTCTCCTGAGATCAAGTAGTTTAGTGCATAATTGCCTGTTGAGATCCAGTCTGTTGGATCATTAAAACCAATCGATAGGCCGTCGATTGATTTGGTAATTTCCTTACGAAATTTACTTACATCAAATGGTTTTCCCATATATCACCTGTTATAAAAATAGAGAACACAAGGGGTTGACCCTTGTGTTAGTGCAGAGATTACTGCTTGGTTTGACGTGCGCGGATCATGGCCAAGATGTCCTGGGCATTGCCGCTGGCGGCTGGTTTAGCAACAACTGGCGCAGTTGCTTCAGCTGGCTCATCTTCCCAGGCAGGAGTTTCTGCTGTTGGAGCAGGTGCTGCCTTTGCTACTGGAGTAGGAGTGGGTGCTGGGGCAGAAGTTTCTGCATCATTTGAGCTGCCTCCAGGTGCGTTAACGCCTGCTGGACGGAAGTATTGACCCCAACGCTCAGTGTCGTACGGCTGTCCATCTACACTTGCTTCAAACATTTCTTTGATGACTTTTAATTCAACATCACCAGGACGCTTGGGCAAGAATGTGCTCAAATCAAACAACCCATTTGCATCTACTGCGGCTTGTTCAACTTCAGTAAGAGCGGATTCTTTACGTGCCCACTTTGAAGTAGAGTAGTCAGCATAGCCACCTTTTGATGTCTTGCTGATACGGAAGTCCAGGCCACGCATCATGTCAGTTGGCAATTCTTCCAGTTCTGGATCCATCAAAGCGCCTTTGATAGTTGCAAACAACTGTGGGCCAATAATGAACTTACGGATTGGATTGTCTGGAGTTTTGTCGTCGGCGATTGGGTTTTCACGCACAAAGCCTTGGAAGATGTAACTGCGTTTCTTCCAGTACTTGCGACCCATGTCTTCAAGACTCTTGTCTTTGAACCAAGTGCGCACTTCTGCCAAGATGGGACAAGCATCGCCCCACATTTCCACACAAGGTACTTGTACCATGACTTGCTTAGATTCCATTTCCCCTTTGACGCCGTTGAAGGGTAACCGAATCATGGCTCTTTCTTGCCAGAAAAATGTGTTTTTGGTATTTCCATCGGGGAGGAAGCGTAGTGTAGCCGATTGGCCTTCTTCCATATTCCAGTGAGCGTAGATTGATTTATCGCCGCCGCCTTGCGAACCTTGTCCGCCTTTGTTGCCCTCTGCCGCTTGTAAACGTGCTCGGATGTCTGCTAATGATGCCATATTGTGTTGCCTTTCTTGTGCGTTAATATGATTGTTAATTTAAGATTTACTTAAATGCTGCCTACAAGGTTATTTTAACACAGCCTGTCTGTGTTTCCTACCTTTACGGTAGAGAATTTTGCCTATCTAGTTGATTACGGAAGTGTGCGCTACTACGCACACTTCTTTGTTTTATTTATGTTATCTGATTAAAGCTAGTGATTTTATTCTTGCCAAAACAGCATCGCCTTCACGAGACTCATACATACCGCCACCGCACTCCATCAAGCCGTGTTCTGGACAGTACTCACCTTCGGCTGTCATGTTGCAACTACCTTCAACTGTGGGTGCTTCGAATCCAGGCATGACTTCAAACGTGTTGATTACATCAGCTTCAGGCATGATCATTCCGCTGTTGCTCTCGTCAACTCCAAGATGCTGACCTAATTTGTCACTAACCCAATTATGCGGATCACCATCACGGGCCTTGGCAACACCATAAGGCATTTCGCCTTTGCTTGAGTAGTAATCAAACAACGCTTCATACAAGTCGCTATCAAGTTCACCACCTTGTTGGAACTGAGTAGTTTCAAATTTAAAACGGTCCAAAATGTGTTGCAATGTTTCGCCAGATTCGTCAAGTATAGATTCAACTACAGGTAACCCGGCTGCTTTACGCATCTGGTTGAGTTCTTCAGCAACTGGTGGTGCCGGTGTTTCTATAGGCGCCATTGGTGGCTGCTCAGCAGGAACTGGCGCAGGGGCAGCAGTTGGATCCTCAACAGGCGCTGTTTCTTCAGGTAAATCAATTCCAAGATCTTTAAGACGATTAATAACTTCGGTATCATTCCATGCATTTGCACGTGGGTCACGATCTGCTAGTTCATGCAAACGGTCAAACAAGATATCATCTCCCACAATATCATACAAGACTTCTGTTGCGTTAGTAGCATCAGGTCCCACAATAAGTTCTGTGGCCATCAACTCTTTGAGTTTGTTTAATTGTTCGGGTGTTTCTGGCAAGGTCCAGGTACCTTCAGAGATACTGTTGACCCATGATTCAAAAATGTCAGCTTCTTTCATTTGTTGTCCTTTTTGTTGTATACGTGCCAATAACGGCAGTGCAGCCTCGATGCGACTGTCAATTGTTTGTTCAATAAACAAAGTTTTGATATTGTCAACAATACCTTCTTGTTCATTAATTGTGGCTGGGTGCCACGACTCAAAATATCGGTTATACCCACGACTTGAGCCAAGATGCTTGAGATTTTCACGCAGGCTCTTGTAATACTGTTGGGCTTCTGTAATCAATTCCTGCGTTGATCCTTCAAGGATTCGAGTCGCGCTGGCGCGGTTAAATCGTCCCAGTACTGCAATCTCGTTAACCATTTCAGTGATATGATTGCCGCGAATATCGTACGGCTTGCCGCCTTGGCGCACATGTTCTAACATAGCTTTGCCGCCACTTAGATTACGAAATCCTAGTTTAAACACTTCTCCGTCGGCTGTTTCAACAAACAGTTTGGCAATATGACGATAACGTGCGTCATTTTCACCTAGAGTTTGACTATGAACAATTCGCAATCTTGCTTCAGTTGGCTGTCCAGCATAGCTGATGTTGCGAGTTCCGTAGTATCCCTCAAACAATCCTTCCTGGATAGCTGCCATACCTTGCATGGTGTGCTTGAGCTGATTGATGTCTTGTATAGTGTGAGTCCAGCGATTGCTTGTGGCTTTTTGATTTAGGTGTTGTATAAAATCAAAGAATTCTTGTTTGTCATCACCTTCCATGGTACGACCCAAATTATCACCGTACATGATTTTCATGTCGTTATCCACGTCCAACACAATTACCATTGTTCCGTAATTTTTCCCAGTGCCAGACTCATAGTCAAAGGTAAAGGTTTTTGCGTTCTCTGCTGTGGTAGGCTTGCCCATTTTGTCCAGCATTTCAGGGTGGAAATTGCGGGTAGCTAATAGATCAAGCATTTGCTGTGATAGTGTGTTTGTTGTTGACATGGTCTTATATTTAGCTTATGAATGAAATGAATGGGAACGGTTCAACTATGTTGTCTGAGTGGTCTTTTAAGTGAGAATCTAGGTCTGCATGATACGTCTGTAACAGCATTAGCATGCGAGTTGCTAACAATGTTGCCATTACTAGGTCGTCAGTTTCCCCAGGTTTTGCTTGATAACTACTGCCAATTGCCACAAAATTCTTGAGCTCAGATATCAAAGATTTTGAGTAAATTTTCATGCGGCCTGACTCAACCAAAATCTTTAACTTGTTACAAGCTACAATTTTACTCTTGTTGGTAGTGGTAAATCCCTTGCGTATTCTGCGGCCAGATGTGCCTTGTACTGAATTATCGCTCAAGAAATACCCCGGAATATTCTCTTCCCCGTACTCATTGATAGAAATTAAAGCTGCTTCTCCTAGTGTATTGTTTTCAACTGAGTAATAGATTGATTGCTCGTTCTTAACAGTTTCAAAAATTGTTTTAACAATTTCTGCCATGATTTTAACTTGCGTAGGCACGTCAGTTTTGTTATGACGCCATTCAGCCACTTGCTCTGTAGTCTCAGCTTCAAATACTTGTATAGCCGACGGATCTCCACCTGTGCCTAAACTGGGATCTAGCGCAATAATGTACATCTTGTCTTTTTCTACTCGTTTGTACCAGCGCACTTGCCCTGTTTTGCTAGTAGGCTCTACTCCCTCCAGATCCAGTAATTTAAGAGGTGATATAAGTGTTTCATCGTTAATAACGAATTCACAATCCATCTCTCGACGGAAACGTTCTTCCCCCAGTTGTGCTCGTTGTTCTCTTGCCCAAGCGTCATCACGATCAGGGTGCTCTTTCCAAAAACTACGGAATGCCTTAAAACCGTTAATGCCCAGACCATCTAATCTTGGATTGCCGTACTCGTCTTCAGTCTTGTTGGCTTGTTTCCAAATTAACGCAAACTGATCTTCGTCCGAGTTTGGGGTCGATGTAATAATAGCTTTACCACCAGTACTCAGCGTAGGTGTAATAGAAGTCCAAAATTCACTGGCAATAGTAGGTCTAACGAATGCAAACTCGTCTAGGTACAGAAGTGTAATACTCATACCACGACCAGTATTTTCAGTAGTAGTTTGACTAACAATACGACTACCATTATCAAACTCTATCGAGCCTTTGTTGTAGCTTGTGGCACCTGCTCTAATGTGATTGGGGCACAATTCATAAGCATAACGAATACGTTGCATAATTTCTTGTGCGCCCAAGAACTTGTGGGCCGCAACTAGAATAGTAGCATCAGGAACAAACATTGCATACCACAACAAGTAACCAGCAGCCGATGTTGATTTACCAGTTTGTCGAGGCATGAGTGATATTGAAAAACGATTGGTGTGATAGTTCTCAATCAGCCTACGTTGGTATTCAAACGGATGATACAACATTTTACCTTTTGTAGGATGTTGTATGTGAAAGAAATTATCCATGAAGTACATTGCACCCGTGACCGGGTCTGCACACTTCATGAACTCGTCAAGTTCTTGTTCAGTGTAGGTTTCTCGTCGGTGTGGTGCTTTTACAAGTACCGTGTCAAGTGTGCTTTTTGCGCCAATCATGTAGTATTATTCCTGCTAATCTTTTGTGCCCTTTAGGGCCGGCATGCATACGATCTCTAGCATACCCAACTTCTTCTCTAGACCAGGCCATATGATTATTTGCGTCATATATTTGACAAGGAGTGGTTAGCTCGTCACACAATGCTTTAACTGCCAATTTATTTTTCTTGTGATTTAATCTAGAGTTTTCATCATTGGTGTAATAGTGCTTAATGTAATTGTCAAAACCCAAGTGATTGTACGAAATCTCATTTGACGGAAAAAATACCTCTGCAGGCTGATCTGTTGAGTCTAACATCAGCTCCACGCGAGATTCTGGTGGCGTTAGCATAAACACCGCCTTGGGTTTCAGTTGTGGTATCCAGTATTCTGCCATTCTAAAGCAAGTATCGGCTGCGTTACCGCCCCAGGCCAAATTGTAAACTTTTAACCCCAGGGCCTTACCAACCAGTTCAGGCCAAGTACTTTCAACTGGAAGCCCAATACCAACTGTAAAACTACAGCCTAGTGCAACTATACAATCTTCCCCAGGAACAAATTCTGCACAACGAAAACCATAATTGTTCATTTTGTATGAGATTGCCCCTGGCTCAAGCCAACCGTGACTTCTGAAATATTCCAAAAACTCCGGTACTTCGCACAACTTTTTAAAATTTTCTTCTGAGTCTGTGGGCAAAAAATCTAAAGTTTTGTTAGCCCACGACACTCCAAAATGCCATGGAGGATTCTTATATATTCCCATTGATTTTCCTTTCACTGTTAGCATGTTATTGCCCTTGCTAGTTCTGACCATAAGTCTTGAAATTTTTTTGTTTTCTTCAACTTGTTTTCTATGTTGGCTGTCCACTCAAAAATATTCTGTGGTGTATAGTCTGTAGTATTAATGTACCCAGAGTCCTGTAACGTTAATCGGTAACGTTCCAATGCGTGTGTTCCAAGCTCTTCTCGTTTGGGGTACTTGACTAACACTTTGTCAATTTCTTCTATAGCACGTTGACGTACTTCGGCTGAATACCGTCTAATGTCTAATTCAATAGGATGATTAAGTTCGCACCAAAAAATATCAATGTCTTCGGCAACACAAAAATCATAATATTTTACTAGA